GAACTAACTCAGACAGATAAAGATTACAAACACTACTTTGAAGTAACCTTAGAAGGAATAGTAGAAAAAGAAAAGAGAGATGTCCTCCTAAGAAAGATAGAAAGGAATAGAGAGAACCCCAATGGATTCACAAGTGATGATTACTAATATATAAAAGTATAAATATATATTCCATCAACTACAATCTTTACATAGAGGTGTTATTATAGTAAATTACTAAAGCATACTATGCCATTTATTAAAGGACAAGACTCGAAACGAAATTTGAATGGAAGACCAAAAGGTGTTCCAAACAAAACTACTGCAGAGATTAAAGATATCATTACTCGCATTGTTGGTAATCAATTAGAACATATTGAAAAGGATTTAGATAAGATAAGAAAGAATGACCCTGCAGAGGCGATGAGATTATCTCAAAAGTTTATTGAATATGTACTACCTAAACAAACCCGATTAGATTTAATTGGTGAAGTTAATCATAAGGTAGAGAAATTGGTTATTGAAATAAAAAAGAATGAACACACTAACAATACAAACGACAGTAACATTCGAACATCTACAGGAGAGTAATCACCGCATTGTTCAACTGATTGGTGGTACAAGAAGTGGAAAGACATTCGGTACACTGCAATGGTTAATAGTTCAAGGTTTAGATAGTAAACTAAATATCTCCATAGTTAGAAAGACAATACCATCACTCAAAAGAACAGTGGTAAAGGATTTCAAAGAGATAATGCAGGGAATGGGATTGTGGGTAGAAGATGAGTATAATGTTTCAGAAAGAATCTACACATTAGATAACGGCACACAATTCACATTTGTAAACACCGATGACCCCGATAAACTTCGTGGTTTTAAATCAGATATTCTTTGGTTAGATGAAGCATCAGAGATAGATGAGAATTCTTATTTCCAATTATCTATTAGAACTGCAGGTAAGATTATCCTATCATACAATCCTACCGTCTCTCCTTTCCATTGGTTAAGGAAAATGACCGATTGTGATAGATACGTTACCACATATAGAGATAACCCCTTCTTGCCCGCTGAAATGATTAATAGCATAGAGGATTTAAAGGTAAAGAACGAAAGGATGTGGAAGGTCTATGGATTAGGTGAGTTCACTCCGAATGAAAAGGCGATATATAAGTTTGAGATAGTAGATGAGTATGAGGGTGAGTTCGTTGCGTTCTCATTAGATTGGGGATATTCACAAGACCCTACTGCATTAGTAGTATGTTATAAGAATGGACAGAACTTATACTTTGAAGAATTACTTTACGATAGAGGTTTAGTAATGAATGATATTATAACCAAATTAAAGGCATTGGGGATAGAGAGAGAAGAGATATGGTGTGATAGTTCTGAACCCCGCTCAATAGAAGAACTTGCAAGGGCAGGATTCAATGCGAAACCCGTAAAGAAGGGACCTGATTCCATTAAGTTCGGTATTGGTGTACTTCAGAACTACAACATCAACATCACTAAGAGTTCACAAAATCTAATCAATGAGATATACGCATACCAATACGCATCAGATAAATTCGGTTATGTTACTGATACACCTGATGGTGGAGATGACCACTTATTGGATTGTATGAGATATATCGCGATGATGAAATTATCAATTAAACAACAAACAGCAGGAAAGTATGCAATCTCAATCGGACAATACAAACTCTAATGACCAGGTATGGAACGTAGAAGAGATAAGAGAACTCTTAGAGTACGTTAATCATTTAAGAGAACACAATGAAACACTTCAGGCAAGTGTGATAATGATGCAAGCCAAATTAGATAATGAAGAGGCAAAGGTAAGAGGATGTAAAAATATAATAAAACAATTAACATATGGTGCAGGAATTAACTTTACACATCCCAACTGATTGGAACGATGTGAGTTTAGATAGATATCTTAAACTACAAAACTTATTGAAACAATACGCGGATGATGAAGAAGCAACCACTGCAGTTCTAATGGTAGAACTATGTGGATTAGATGCGGAATATCTGAAGAGGGTATCGATACAAGATTTTCTAATGTTAAAGACGGAGTTAAGTAAATTCATTACTCGTACTGATTATGAGTTGCAAAGATTCGTTAAGTGGAATGGAGTAGAATATGGATTCGAACCTAACCTATCACAAATGAGTTATGGTGCGTACTTAGATATCAGTAAGTTTTCATCCATTGCAATAGATGAGAATTGGGTAAAGATAATGAACATCCTATATAGACCAGTGACAAGAAAGAATGGTGATATGTATGAGATAGAACCCTATACACTAAAGGATAACACGCATATCATTAAGGAGTGGGGTATGGATATCCACTTTGGTACGCTGTTTTTTTTTTTACTTTTATCAACGGACTTAGTGAGTTCTATCCCGAACTTTTTGAAGGAGGTGGAGCACCTTCCCAACATCAAGCAAACTTTGCTAAAAAGTGGTCAGCTTACTCGTCGATTGTTGAACTTGCCGGAGGAGACATCACGAAGTTCACAGAAGTAACTGCATATCCTTTAGAGATGTGCCTACTTTATCTTTCGTATAAATCAGATAAGACGGTATTAGAGAACTTAGTGCATAGAGAGAATATGAAAAAGAATGGTAATTAGTTAAACGGATAATTAGTTAAAAGGGTAAGTAATTATATTTTTGGAATCGGTTGTTATTAAGATATGGGAAAATGGAGTAACTCACGCAATGGCAATTTAAGATATTCTGTTAATAGAGAGAACAACTCAGGTGTGTACTTTGGTCCAACACTAGGATTGAGTTCTCCTAAGAATAGTAGAAGGGCATGTCTTTGTATTGATGAAGACACGTATAGAGTAGATTGCTGTAAAGGACATCTGATAGAACAAGGTATCGGTAACATTACAGGAGAAGCAATTGCATTGGGTGGATTTAGTAATGGTTACTCAGATGGTTTTGAAATCCTATCATAATAACGAAATAAAAAGAATATGCCAGAATTAAGTAAAGTGGCCTTACAGGTCGATAACAACCAAAGTTTTCCTAATAACAATAATGGGTATATAACCCCTGCGATATTAAGGTCATACAATACAAACATAATTGATTCGACTGTAAATCAAATTCAATATACTACCGATAGTGGTAGTTTGAATTATAAGGTAGAAGTACTAAGTGCACAGACTGGTAGTTATTTAACTACTGGTTCTAATACCTTTAGAGGAACACAAATCATCACAGGTAGTGTAACAGTAGTAGGTTCTTTAACTGCATCATTTTTAGCGGGGGATGGTAGTGGGATTACAAATGTAAACCAATCACCTATCTCAAATCTAAATGCATTTACTCAATCACAAGAAAGTAAGGATTTAACCCTTGCAACCTATACTGGTAGTAACGATACAAAGTGGACTACATTAGGTAGTACTACATCATCATTTAGTTCATCGGTTGCACAATTAAACGCATTCACTGCATCTACTGATACTAAGTTTACAACATTAGGATTTTCAACATCATCCCTAAATGCATATACTGCAAGTAATGATACGAAGTGGAGTACACTAAGTTCTGTAACTGCATCATTTAGTGCATCGGTAAAAGCGTTGAACCAATTTACTGAATCTCAATATGATAAAGATTTTTATGTAGGTGTATTTACTGGTAGTCAAGATACAAAGAATGCAACTCTTGCAGCATATACCGCATCTATTAACACATATACCCAATCAGTCGATTCAAAGTTTACAACCATAGGATTATTGACCGGTAGTTTTGCAACAACAGGGTCGAACTCCTTTGCCGGTGTACAATCGATTAACTACGCAAGTGGTAGTGGATTAGGTGAGGTTTATCTATTAGGTGATTCAGGTAGTTTGGTAATCGGTACTAGTACCTTAACACCAACCTATGCTGCACTTGCACATTTAAGTTCATCTGCAGTTAATGGAAACGTAAACATAATAATTAAAAATAGTACAACTGCCGCGGATACAATTATCTCTGGTAGTGGTAACATATTCGTTAATCCAGCAGCACCAACTGCAGGATTTAAAAGATACATCGGTACATCAAACATATACCCACATGGTAATAGTGCTCCACAAATAAGTGGTAGTATGGCATGGTCACCAACTACTAATGGTAACATCATATCTAATACTTTAGGAAATGCAGTAACATGGAGAGGACCGGTAAGTTCATCTCAATCTGGATTTAACTCTAATATTATAATGGGTGGTACGATTAACTTAGGTACATCCGCAGCAAATAACTTTGAAAAGGCAGTAGCAGGAGCTAGTATCATTGGTAACGCACTTTTTAATGGTACTTTAAATCAGGTTGCAAATACAACAACATTATCTACTTCCGTTGCCACAAGTGGTAACTTAATCTTTGGTGGACTTGTTGCTTTAAATCATATATCATCATCAACACAATATAACTCAAACGTTACTAATGGTAGTACGACGGTAAATAATAGATACTTCCCAATTAGTGGTAGTAGTGCAGCAGTAACAGCTCCTAGAACTAATACCAATACTTTATATGGTACGGGCCACGTAATTAATTTTGATGGTACAAACGTATCGGCAACACAAGGTAAAGCATTTACTTTCAATATCCTAGCAGGTACATTCTTAACTGCATCAGTTCCAGATGGAGATGCATGTTCTGTAAACGCTACTGGTATGATAGGTAATGGATTGATTGTAACGGGTAGTACCTTACAACCAGTCTTTGCAGGAGCTGACGCTGCAAATAGTGGACAAGGTTCTTTATTCTCTGGTAGATTTAACTCCGTTAATGGAACTGCTGATATGACTGCAGAGACTGTATTTGCAGTGGGTACGGGTACATCATATAGTAATAGAAAGACTGGATTCTTAATTGATTCAGGTTCTAATACATTCATTGAAGGTACATTAAACGTAAGTGGTGGTGTTTATCAAAACGTAGTACCGATAACAATCGCATCTCAAACAGCATCATTAGACCTTACAAAAGGAACATACTTTACTTTAACTCTAGCAGATAATACAACAACACATATCAGACCTACTAACTTAGCAGCAGGTGTGAGTGCAACTTTAGTTATTACCACAGGTACTAACTCATCTGCATCTCTTGCACCTATATTGTTACAACCAACTGGTAATGCCTATGTGGTAACAGATGGTAGTGGTAAGATAGATGTACTTTCGTTAACATCAACGAATGCATCTAATATGTTTGTAGTATCAGCTAAAAATATGATATAATGGGATTACAACACAACTTCGGATTCAATCAACCTTCTGCCGTATTCGTTGACTACTTAATAGTTGGTGGAGGTGGTGGAGGTGCTAGTTACGGAGGTGGAGGAGGAGCCGGTGGTTTAATTAGTGGTAGTGCAACTCTATATAGAGGAACTCAATATCCAATAGTAATTGGAGTGGGGGGTGCTGGTGGAGGTTCTGCTACAACAGAACCTGGTAATAATGGTTCTGGTTCCATATTCAATAGTGTATCTGCTAGTGGAGGTGGTGGTGGAGTATTTAGTGGTGTAGGTAAAGATGGTGGTTCTGCTGGTGGTAACTCAGGTGGAACATCTTTTCCTGTATCACAAGGTATAGTAGGACAAGGTAATAATGGTGGTACTGGTGGAGGAGATGACGATAGTAGAGGTGGTGCAGGTGGTGGAGGTTCAGCAAGTTCAGGTAGTAGTGTAGTATTTAATCCAATCGGGTCACAAGTAACTGGAGTAGGTAATGGTGGTAGTGGTTCATTCTGGTATGATAGTATATGTAGAGCAGGTGGTGGTGGTGGAAGTCAAGCAAGAGTTAACTCAGGTACAGGTGCAACCCTAACATCTGGAAGTTGTGGTGGTGGTAGTGGTGGAGGTTCGGTTGCATATGGAACAGATGGTACGGGAGGTTCTTCAGGTACTGCAAACACCGGTGGTGGTGGAGGTGGTGGTTCATATAACAACGCACCAAACTATGGTGGTGGTGGAAATGGTGGTAGTGGTATAGTAGTAATTCGTTATCAAGGACCACAACAAGCTACAGGTGGAACAGTTTCAACATCCGGCAGTTATACATTCCATACCTTTAATAGTAACGGCACATTCGAAAAGACTTAAGAATTATAAACAAAAAATAACTATTTTATTAAACACATATGTTATTATAGCATATACAAACTCGAAAGATATGAATTCAAAAACAGTATTAAGTAAAATAATGAGTATCCTTAACTTAGAAGAAGAGGTAACATTTACTTACGCAAAATTAAAAGACGGTACAATCGTTGAATCAAAAACATTTGATGTAGGTGAGCCAGTAGAAGTGGTTGCAGAAGATGGAACTAAAACTCCAGCACCAGATGGTACTCACGAACTATCCCTAAAAGATTCTGAAGGAGTTGAAACTCTTATCAAAGTAATCACTAAAGATGGTGTTATCGTAGAAAGAGAAAACGTTGAATTGGAAATGGTTCCAGTAGAAAAGATTCCTCAATCAGGTAACGAAGATAAAGAAAACGTAAGACCAGATTTGAAAGGACAAGTAAAAGATGGAACACAAGGTTCGGTTAAAGCAGCAGAAGAAACTGAAACTGAACAACCAATTCCACAAGATGAAACTCCAATCGGAGAAGATGAAGATGATTCTGATGGTGAAGATGTTGAAATCAATTTAACTAAATTAGCATATAGAATTGCAGAAATGGAAAAGAAAATAGCTAAGATGGAAGAAGCAATCGTACCTCCAGTAGATTCAATCGTAACAGAAGAAGTAGCAGATATGGAAGAAGAGTTACCAAAATTAGATGGTGCTCCAACTGATTCAGCTATGAAGTTCTCATCACAAACTAACAATAAAAACTTCGGTAAGAGTAAAGCAGATTTTCAATCTACATTCTTATCTAAACTTTATAAATAAAATTATTAATTTCAAAAAGAAAACAAAATGAACAAAATTCAAAAATTCGCAAACCCAACTATC